CGGGTTCGGGGGTGGTGGAGGAGCTGGCCCAGGTGGCGGAGCTCCTCCATCATTTACTCCTTTACCTGGAGCAGAGGCTCCGGCTCCAGGAGAGGCTCCAGCAGGCGGAACAGCTCCAGCACCAACCCCAGCACCAGGCCCTGAGGCCTCTGCACTACCAACTTAATAAAATATGGCAACACTTTGTAATCCAATTTCCGCTTATTATAACACCAATCTTGATACAAAGATTGACTCATATAATAGACTTGCTCAAAGAATCGGTTTTCAGCTTGGAGCACCAGTACTAAAACTAGAAATAACCCAAGATATTGTTTATGAAAATATATCTATTGCGGTTGAGTTATTTTCAAAATATGCTGGTACAACAGAAGAGTATTTAGTTTTTGATAGCGCGCTCTATGATCATTATGCAGGGGTTAAGCTTGATACATTGTTTACTATTACACCATTGATGAGTGCGCTATCAGCTAACTTCGATTACAATCTAGACAATTATAGAAAAGTTGTTGATGTGTTTTCAGTCGAGCAAGGTACCACTACTGGAACAAACACCTTGTTTACAATTGAACAAACATTGGCTCAGCAAACTTATTTTAACTATGCTCTAGGTAATTATGGCTTCGATTTGGTTAGCTGGCACATTACAAAAGAGTACTTAAAGGTTAGAGAGAAGACTTTGTCTCAATATTATTATTTCTACTTTGATCCAAGAACTCAATATTTAAAACTATTACCTGACCCATCTGTACAAACTGTAACAAGTAGATGGTTTGGTTTGATTGGTTGTTACGTAGAAAGACAAATTAAATACCTTGTAATGGAGCCTTGGGTACAGCAATACGCCTTAGCATTAACAAAGATAACTATTGGTTTAGCAGAAAAAGAAAAACTAGAAGAGAAGTTATTTAATAAGGCTACTTCTGGATTCGGTGATGCTGAACCACCTTTATTTTTCGTTGGCTAATGTTTAAAGTAAAACAATTTAAAAAAGGAATTTACTCTCCTATAAATAGAAAAAAGTACTTAGGTACTGACAATCCTGTTTATAGGAGCTCCTATGAATTGTATTTTTTCAGATGGTGTGATAACAATCCTAATGTTTTAGAATGGACATCTGAATCAGTTGTAATACCTTACAAGTCTCCTCTTGATGGTAAGTTTCACAAATACTTTGTAGATAATAGCATTGTGTATAGAATTGGTGAAAATTCTGTAAAGAAATTTTTAGTTGAGATTAAACCATCTAAACAAACAGAACAGCCTGTAAGACATAAAAATAAAAAAGAAAGTACATTTATTACTGAAGCAACCACGTTCGCAAAAAATCAAGCCAAGTGGGAAGCAGCTAAAAAATGGTGCGAGGGTAAGGACTTTGACTTCTTAATCCTTACAGAAAAACATCTTTTTCCTAAAAAATAATAACATTTAGTATAAATAATTTTATAATATGCCACATAGATTATTAGTCGAGACACCTGATTTTGGCAGCTTTACTTATATTAAAGAAGAAAAGAACCTAAGAGATGGTAAAGGCCCGAGAATGTACATTGAAGGACCTTTCATGATGGCCAACGAAGTCAATAAAAATAGAAGACTTTATGACTTGTTGGAAATGGTTTCTGAGGTAAAAAGATATTCCGATGAAATGATCAAGACAGGTAGAGCTCTTGGAGAACTAAATCACCCAACAACTGTTGATATTGATTTATCTAGAGCCTGTCACAGCGTACAAAATTTAAGACAAGAGGGTAACTATTTCGTAGGTAAGTCATTAGTACTATCAACCCCAATGGGTAAGATTGTACAAAATCTAATTGATGATGGCGTAACCCCTGGAGTTTCTACTAGATGCTTAGGTCAACTTGAACCTGACTCTATTAAAGAAGATGTAAACAGAGTTAAGAACATGAAGTTGGTAGCAATTGACGTAGTTGCTGATCCTTCATGTCCTAAGGCTTTCGTAAATGGTATTTTGGAATCCAAAGAATGGGTTTTGAAGGATGACGGTAAATTAGAAGAGACATATCACCATTTTGAAAAAGCACTAACAAATATTCCGAAAAGAGATGTAGACAAATATTTGCTAGAACAGGTGTTAAATTTCATCAGTAAGCTTAAATAATAATATGGACACTCAACTAATAAAGTCATTTATTAAGAACGTTGGGGTAAAAAATTACTCCGAGGCTAATAAATATTTACAGAAAGTCTTAGAAAATAAGATTAAAGGCCGTATAAAAACAGCTTTAAATAAACCACTTTTTTAATATATGTCAGCATTAATTGAAAAATTAAAAGAAGTTACCAAGGATTTGTTGAGTGAGGATTCCCTTAATCAAATTTCCGAGGCATTCGAGCAGCAAGTTAACAAGGCTGCTGAAGATCGCGCCAAATTACAATTAGAGAGCCTATTGGTGAAAATCGACGAGGATCACTCTGCCAAGGTAGAGAAGCTTGTTGAGGCCATCGATAGAAACCACTCTGATAAACTTTTAAAGGTAGTTGAAGCTATCAATGAGAATCATGCTGGCAAGCTTAAGGCTGTAGTACGCAAGTACGAGAAGGCCTTAAATGAAGACGCTTCCACCTTTAAGCAAACTCTCGTTGAATCAATTTCTAACTACCTCGAGGCCTACTTGGATGAAAATCTTCCAAAGACAGCCATTGAAGAGGCAGTAGCCAACAAGCGTTCTGCTCAGGTTCTCAACGAACTACGCAGCATGCTATCTGTAGATTTAATTCTTGGCAAAGAAACTATCCGTGAAGCAGTTATGGATGGTAAGTCTAAGCTAGATGAGAGCTCCAAGATTATTGAGGCTCTTAAGGCTGAGAACAAGCAATTGAATGAGTCTTATAACAGAGCTCATGCAAATTTACTTTTTGAAAGCAAGACAGCAGGTCTACCTGATCAAAAGAAATCCTATCTACAAAAGGTTTTCAAAGGTAAGACAGCAGACTTCATTAATGAGAATTTTGACTATACTTGCAAGATGTTTGACAAGCAAGAATCCAAGTCAATTGAAACATTAACTGAACAAGCAGTAAGCAAGGCTGTTTCAAGAAATCTTGACAGACCTGTCATCGAAGAGCAACAACAAGTCATTGAAGAGAGCACTGAAGATTCAGCTGCCCACCCTCCATTGAAGTTGTACATGCAGGAGCTTTCAAGACACTAAAAAATTTCCGTTGAGGCATACGCCTGATTGATTGAACATCATATAATGTTTAAAAAATAAAGTAAAATTATGAAAACAATTAGACCTTCACAGTCATATATTTCTCCAGATAGAGCTGGCGCTCTTCTTGAGAAGTGGTCACCTGTTCTTGACTTTAACAGCAAGAACGTAAGAACAATCGAAGACGACCACACTCGTCTTAACACTGCCATTCTTCTTGAGAACCAAGAGAGATGGTGCATTGAGGAATCCGGTCAGGCTAACGTCTCCGGTTCTACAACCTCTGTATTCGGTAACGCCTACGGTGCTGTAGGTGGTATGGGTGGTTACGGTGCTGCCGTAAACAACTCTTCTGGCGATTCAAACGCTGACTGGTATGCAACTGGCGACTCACGTTTGCCAAAGATCCTCATTCCGATGATCCGTCGTACCTTCCCTGAGTTGATCACTAACGAAATCGTTGGTGTTCAGCCAATGAGCGGTCCAGTTGGTCTTGCCTTCGCTCTACGTTACAAGTACGATAACGACGTACTAGGTAGCCAGATCCCAGGTAAGTACAACGATGCTTCTTACGGTAACCCTGGTCCTTACCCATGGCAGGCAGCTGCTGCTGGTACTGCTAACAGCGGTACTTTCGGTCATCCATATTCTGGTGAACTTGGTTATGAGTACCTAGATACACGTTTCACTGGTGCTTCTTCTGCTGATTTAGCAACCTATGCAAACAACTCAAACTTCGAGATTATCGCATCTGATCAAGGTGTTGCTCAGTTGCTAGCTAACTATGAGTTTACTTCTCAGATCCCAACAGCTTCTATCTCATTCGAGAAGACAGCCGTTGAAGCTGGTACTCGTAGATTAGCAGCTCGCTGGTCCGTTGAGTTGGAGCAGGACTTGAAGAACATGAACGGTATTGATATCGATGCCGAGCTAACAAACGCCATGAGCTATGAGCTTCAGGCTGAAATCGACCGTGAAATGGTCATCAGAATGATTCAAGTTTGCTTGAAGTATGCTTCTTACGGTTCAGTAACAAGCTGGACAGCCTCTGCTGCTGACGGTCGTTGGTTGGCTGAGCGTAATCGCGACTTCTATCAAAAGTTGATCGTTGAAGCAAACAGAATTGCAGTTCGTAACCGCCGTGGTGCTGCTAACTTCATCATCGCAACTCCAAGAGTTTGCGCTATCCTCGAGGCTCTACCAGAGTTCAGCTGGATGACTGTTGACGGTAATGTCAATACTCAACCAACTGGTGTTGCTAAGGTTGGTACAGTTGGTGGTCGTTTCCAAGTCTACCGCGATACTCGTACTGATGCTCAAAACCTAACCGGTCAACGTACTACAGTTGAGTACGCACTCTTAGGTTATAAGGGTCCTGAGTTCTATGATACAGGTATCATTTACTGCCCATACATCCCAGTAATGGTACAACGCACTATCGGTCCTAACGACTTCGCTCCTCGTGTTGGCTTGCTAACACGTTACGGTGTAGTCGATAACATCTTTGGTGCTAACTTGTACTATACATTGGTCGTTGTTAAGGGTCTTGGC